GTGGGGCTGACTTTGCTGTGTGTGGCAATCACCACCCTTCCCATTTATGCGGATCAGCTTGGGTGGACAATCCCGGAGGAATACACAGAAATCTTTGCAGATTTGGTCATTGTGGGCGCTGTGCTGATGGTTTCTTGTAAATACATCGTGGAAGCCTTCACCAAGTTCAAGGCCATTCTTCAGGTGAAAGGAGATACAGAAAATGAGTAATTCCCCCCTTGCAACCTATACCCGGATCACGAAAAACAAAACCAGCCCCCGGAACCATGCCATTGACACCATCACGATTCATTGTATCGTTGGGCAATGGACAGCAAAACAGGGGTGTGATTATTTCGCCACCACAGACCGGCAATGTTCCGCCAACTATGTTGTTGGTAAGGATGGTTCCATTGGCCTTTCCGTGGATGAAAAGGATCGTTCTTGGTGTTCCAGCAACGGCACCAATGACAACCGGGCAATCACTATTGAAGTTGCTTCCGACACCACCCACCCTTACGCCGTCACCGCCAAGGCTTATGCGGCCCTGTTGGATTTGGTAACGGATATTTGCAAGCGGAACGGGATCAAGAAGTTGGTGTGGAGTACGAACAAGAATGACCGTGTGAATCATCGGAACGGATGCAACATGACCGTTCATCGTGACTTCGCCAACAAAGCCTGTCCGGGGGAATATCTTTATTCCAGACACGGGGAGATTGCCGCAGAAGTCAACAGAAGGCTTCAGGGCGCTTCCAATGGTGGTGGGGTAGTAGTTACACCCCCAACCGCAGAAAAGCCCACAGGCGGCACCACAGGGGCCACCGTGACCCCTTACCTTGTGCGGGTGAAGATCACTAACCTGAATATCCGCAAAGGCCCCGGCACAAACTACGGTGCAACCGGCTACATCCAACCCGGTATTTATACCATCGTGGCTGAAAGCACCGGCAAAGGTGCGTCCAAGTGGGGCAAACTGAAAAGCGGTGCCGGGTGGATTTCCCTTGACTACGCCACCAAAACCTGACCATGAGAAAAGGCCCTTCCGGTTCAAGCTGGAAGGGCCTTTTTTGCGTGTTTCTACTATGTTACTAATAACCCCGATTTCACCGAACTTCAAAGGGCTGAAATGTTCAGTATTTGGGTGCTTCAGAGCGTTGCAGAGTAGAAATATTTATGGTATAATAAAAACAGACGAACCCCGAACCCTTGATTTTTCAGGGGTTCGGGGTTTTCTTGTTACTAATGTGTGCATAGTTCAGCGTTCAGCGGCCTAAAATGTTCACAGGTTTGAACCCTATGGGATCAGTTCCACGGTGGCCTTCAGTTCGTCCAAAGTCTTGTGATTATAGACCCGGTTTCCTGTGTCTTTGGACACATGGCCCATGAGCAAATCAATACATTTCCGGTTGGCCCCGGCGCTGTCCAATTTGGTTTCAAAGGTGTGGCGGCATTCGTGCGGGGTATGGTTCAGCTTTAGGGCCTTCATAATATCCGCCCAAAATATCCGGTATTGGGTTTGATTGCAAACCTTCCCATTGTAGCTGATCAGCCGGGGGCCACCTTCGGCAAGCCGCCGTTCAATCAAGGGCCTGATCTTTGGATGGATTGGAACAATGCGGTTCTTACCGGCTTTCGTTTTGGTGCCGCCCTTCATCGTGCCTTCCTTCAAGTCTATATCTTCAGGTTTCAGGTTCAAAAATTCAGAGATACGCCACCCGGAATATAGCAAGATCAAAACAGTATCAACCCAAGGATCAGACTGATGTTCCCACACCGTTTTGATTTCATCGTTGGTGAACGGAAGGCGGCTGGTGGGCGGTATTGGATCAGAAGTCAGAAGTTCGGAGAAGCACCGGTTTATTATATCCATTTCAAGGGCGAACCGGTCAAGGTGGCCCCACAGGTTCTTGATGGCCGCTTGGGTGCTATACCCTTTTCCACAACCATCAATGGTTTCTTGCATTTGGTAGGATCGCAGTTGCTTATAAGGCTTGTTCACATACGCTGAACAATGCTTGAACGCTGAACAGAGGGAAGAACGGTTGGATTCCCCCAGCTTCGGGGCCTTCTTTTCTTTCCAGAGGTCAAAAAGCTGTTGAAGGGTGATCTTGGCCCGGTCAACATCCCAAGGATCACGGTTGTATTCGGCAAGCATGATGTTCCCGGCTTCACGGGTTTCAGCATAGCCAATAATGTCATAGATCGGATGGCCTTTGTCATTCCAACCTATGGTTTTCTTCACAATGTATGGGCGGCGGCGTTGGCCTGATAGCTTTGCAACCGTTCCATACCCGTTTGGATTTCGCATTATATCACCTGAACTTTCAAAATTGGGTATGGCAAAGCTAAACCCCATGTGATATAATGTTCAAAGGCGTTTGAAACATTAACTTCAAAAGGGTTTGTTTCGCCTGACCGCTTCCGGTGTGCAAGACCGGGGGCGGTCATTTTTTTTTGCATTTGTTCCATATCCGTTCCGCTTAAAACCCTTGCGGGGTGTGGCTTTGAGAGAATGGAACACTTGGAACGGATATTATATTACTTCAAAGAGTAGATAAAAAATATAAAAGTAAAAGAGTATATAGAGAACCGGCGCTTTATCTGTTCCACCTGTTCCAAAGCCTTGATTTTCCTGTGTTTTCAGGGATTGGACGGCGGAACGGATGTGGACAGATCAAGTTTGGCAAGTTCACCTTTGACCTGTTCCAGAACTTCAGGATATTCAGAATCAGGGTTCATGGAATATTGATCTTCGTATTCTTTCAGGGTGTTCAGATACCGGTTCCAATGGGTGGCTTTGGCCTTTGTGGTTTTCAATTCATCAATCTTGGCTTTCTGATCGGAATAGGAATCCAACAAAACCCGTTCTTTCTGACTATCAGCCGCCTTGAAGAAAGAAGCTGGAAGATCGGATGTGTAAGGGATGATTCCGGCCTTGGCCGCTTGATCCACCGTCAGGGCTATTTGCATACCATATTCATAGCGGGAAAAGAATGTTTCAAGGTTCTTCGTTTTTTCAAAGATGTTCAAGCAATCTTGAACAATCCGCACATGGTTTTTGGCTTCTGCTACGGTATAGGCCCCCGGCATGGATTTAATAGCCCGTTCCGGGTTCAGATTGGAATGAACCTGAACGGTGGGTTCTGTTTTGGGTGGGGCCTTCTGTTTTGGCTTTCTTTTTCGCAGAAGCAGGAACAGGAAGAACCCCATAATGACATCCATCATAATGAATACGGGGCGGAGTTCTGGCGCTTCCGTAAAAAACATGATTGTGTAGACGATAAACCCGAAACTGAAAAAGAAGATCCCAAAGCCTTTCAAAAACTTCTTCATCCAGCCACCTTCTATCTTACATCACTTTGGAAGGCCACGGCCTTACCAAGAATGATGATATGATCCAACTGTTCCCCGGTATAAACTAAATCTTCATAGTTGGAGTTTTCAGCCTTCAGGATCAATAGATTTTTTTCGGGATAGTAATTCACACGCTTCAGGGTTGCTTCATCATCAATGATAACAGCGGCAATTTCGCCATTGTTCACCATTTCCTGTTTTCTGATGAACACAATATCCCCGTCATAGATTCTGGCCCCGATCATGGAATCACCCTTGGCCTTCAAGCAGAAATCAGCACGAATGTTGGCACCAGCTTCCACATATAGTTCCTTTTCTTCGTTTGCCATGATGGGTTTACCGCAAGCAATGTCACCGAGTAGAGGAAAACGCTTTGTAGAAATTGGGATGATATTATCAAACTTCACCTGTGGTTGTGAAGGTTCGACTACCACAGATTTATTGATGCTTTTCAACCAATCATTCCGGTTCGGAATGTCTGATCTTCCCATGAGGTAATCCAAATCAACATTGAAATAGTCAGCAATGGTTTCCATAGATTCAAGGCCCGGTTCCCGTTCGCCCCGTTCATACATATTTACACTACTTTTAGAAAAACCAAGCTGATCCGCCAAGTTCTGTTGAGATAGGCGGCGTTCGGTTCGTAATTGCTTGAACCGATCAGAAAACTTCGGCATAAGTACACCCCTTTCAGAAGTCTTTCTATAATTCATTATACACATTATGTGCACAAAGTCAATCCGTCGATGTGCACAATTAGTAACACATTTCTTTGTGCACAATTTGTGTTCAGTTGCGCTTGACTTTGAGCACATATCGTGTATAATGATAATCAGACGAGCACAAAAGGTGCACGGCGAAAGGGGAACACAATATGAAGAAGTTCAGCGCAATAGTCAAGGACGGAACCAAAACCGTTTTCATCACCAATCAGGAATACCGGACAAAGGCCGACTTCATTCATGATCTTCGATGCAACGGGTACAAGGTCAATCCGATGAAGGTCAAGACTTCCCGGACTTTCGATTACATCATCAATCACACCGACTGTAACCCGTGGGATTGGAAGCTTACTGATAAAGAAGTTGATGATATTACGGATTATCACCCCGGAAGGAGTATGTGAGATATGGAAGTTTGGAAAGAAAACAAACAGACGGGCCTTTCTTGTGGGATCAATGACTTTGGTGAATTGTTCCTTGGCAATAAAGGAAGCGGATATAATTTACCAGACACCCCCGAAAATCGTGAATATATTTTGAATGATTTTAACTATTGGAATCAATAAGCCGAAACGGGCCTGATGGCCCGTCCACCGGAACCGCCCCACCGGTGCTGATGATGGCAGGGCAACAGCGACAACATGAGCGCCCCCGGTTTATGGGTTCGGGTATTGGGTATCAATCCCCATGTAAAAGATATGACCGCCCGGAAATTGCTTGTTGGGGCTTTGGCTGTTCTAATTCTAAAGAAAGGATGTGCAAATATGAGTGTTGGCAAGAAACTTCGGGAACTGCGTGGGAGCAGAACCCAAGACGAAATCTCCAAGGAACTTGGGATCACCAAATCTTCTTATGCCATGTATGAGCGTGATGAACGGGTTCCCCGTGATGAAGTGAAGGTTCGCATTTCCAATTTCTTTGGCGTTTCGGTTCAGGAACTTTTTTTTAACTAAATCGAGCACATATAGTGTTCAATAGGAGTAAGCACCATGAATGAAGTCAGTTTGAAACCGGTCATTGATGAACTTGAAACCTTGTTTTCAAAGTTCAACAAAGCCTTCTTTGAAGGGAAGTTGGAAAAGCCTGTGATCACCGTTTCCCCGGATCATACCCGTGGGGCCTACGGCTGGTGTACCGCTTGGAAGGCTTGGCAAGATGGCACCAAGGAAGGCGGTTATTACGAAATCAACCTGTGTGCCGAATACCTGAACCGTCCCTTTGAAGAAACCTGTGGAACCTTGCTTCACGAAATGGTTCACCTTCAGAACCTTCAGGACAATGTTCAGGACACTTCCCGTTCTGGTTCCTACCACAACCGGAAGTTCAAAGAAACCGCTGAAGCCCACGGCCTGACCGTGGAGAAAGGCGAAAAGTACGGATGGCACAAAACCGCCCTGAACCCGCAAGCTGAAGCCTTCGTGAAATCCCTTGGCAAATCCGGGTTCTGTCTGGTTCGACCCCGTACCAATCCGCTGAAGGGTTCCCGGAAGGGGGGGGGATCAAGTTCCCGCAAGTATGTTTGCCCCTGTTGCGGAACCATCATCCGGGCCACCAAAGAAGTTCATGTTCTCTGTGGGAAATGTGAAGTGGCCTTTGAAGAACAGGAGTGATAACCAATGATGATTACCCGCCAAGTTCGGTGTAAAAAGTGCGGGGAAATGTTTCCCCTGACCTATCCCGAAAAGCTGTCCGACATTGGCCGGGATGTTATTTCTTACTGTCCGCCGTGTTTACACACGGAAATCTTGAAAAATGAAAGGAGTACGCACAATGACCACCTTTGCAGAGCGTTTGAAGAACGCTATGGAACAGGCCAACATGAGCCAATCCGCCCTGTCTGAACAGGCCGGGGCTTCCAAGGCCGCTATCAGCCAATACCTTTCCGGGAAGAACACCCCCGGCCCTGACCGTATCAAGGCCCTTGCCGATGCAACCGGCGTTTCCTTTGATTGCCTGATGGGTTATGGAGCCGCCCCGGTTGCGGAACCGCCCATCAAGAAGATCAGCGTGAAGGAAGCCGCCCGGTGCATGGGGAAATCTGATCAGTTCGTCAGAATCGGCCTTCAGCGTGGCCTTCTTCCCTTCGGGAACGCTGTTCCCGGAACCGGCGCTTGCTGGAATTACTACATCAACCCCACCAAGTTCCGTGATTATGTGGGCGCTGATCAGTTCAATTCCTTCTTCGGCCTGACTGCCTGACAGATTGGGGGGGGGGATGTGTGAAACCGGAAAGAAACGAGGTGGGCGGCGGCTTACGGTTGCCAAAATCCTTTTATGAACGCCCCCTTACCCCGAAAGAAGCCCAATTTGCCACGGACAACATCAATATTGTTTGGTGGTATTTAGACAAGCAGGGCCTTAACAGATCGGAATGGTTTGATGTTGTGATTTTCCGCTATTTGCTGGCTGTGAAACGCTGGTTTGCCCTTCCTGATCTGCAAAAGGTGAAATTTGTCACCGTGGCCTGTCAAGCTATGCGGTCAGCCATAGGGCATGAGCGGGAAAAACGGGCCAAAGAACCCCAAACCGTTAGCCTGTATGATGTGATCCCCGGAACGGATGATCTGTGTTACATAGACACGATCCCGGCCCCCGGAACTGAAATTTTATGAAGAAGGTGATTTTTTGGAAATCAAATACAATGTTCAGGCACCACCCAAGAACCAGTTTCATGGTGGGAGCAAAAGCGAGGAAGTCAAGGCCATTGAAGATTTCCTGACCAGCGGAAACGCAAAGAATATGTGTTTCCAGTATGAAAGCGCCAAGGCCGCAAGAACCAAACTTTCCACCATTTCCAGCCACCGGCGCAAGTACAACGAGAAGAACTCGAAAGGGTATGACGCATACCGGGTGGACAACTGCATTTACATTGTTCGCTTGACCGGAAAGAAAGGATGATGAACATGAAAACCAGATTTGATGGAACCTTGTGGATCGGAGCCGGTGGACAGGCTTTCCGCCCCGCAGAAATGGGAACCGATCACCTGTTGAACACAGTGAAGATGCTGAAGAACCGCCCCGGCGTGGTGGTATCTATGGTGGTTCGTGACATTGAAGCCACCCCTGACTGTTGCCCTTTTGATCCCTTCGGTGGCGGTCATTCCGAGTTGGTGAAACAGTCCTTGTTCAACATCACTTCCCTTTCCCCGGAACAGGTGAGTGATTACGCCTTGAACAGCCCCTTGGGAATGGCTATGAAGGCCGAACTTCTTTCCCGTGGTGTGAATGTGGAAAATTACCTTTCCATGATTGAAGGGCCTGAAACCCTATGATCACGCTGTTCCAGCACCAACAACAGGCCCTTGATGAAACCGAGGGGAAGAACCGGGTGGCCTATTACCTTGATATGGGCCTTGGGAAAACCTTTGTTGGTTCCGAAAAAATGATGAAGCTGAACAAGCGGATCAATCTGGTGGTGTGCCAATGTTCAAAAGTTCAAGACTGGATTGAACATTTTCAAGACCACTACACCCGGAATTGTGTGTTCGACCTGACCAACCCCAAAACCTTCAAATGGTTCTTTGAACAGGTTCAGCATGAAGTTCCAACCCTGATGATTGGCGTGATCAACTACGAACTGACCTTCAGGCGGAATGTGCTGAAAACCCTGACCGGCTTCACGCTGATGTTGGATGAAAGTTCCCTGATCCAGAACGAGAACGCCAAACGGTCAAAGTTCATTCTTGGGCTGAAACCGGATAATGTGATCCTTCTGTCAGGCACCCCCACGGGCGGCAAGTATGAAAACCTGTGGAGCCAATGCCAACTGTTGGGGTGGAAGATTTCAAAAGAACTGTTCTGGAAGCAGTACATTCAAACGGAATGGGTTGAAACCGATGGATTTTGGCGGCAACAGATTACCGGCTATAAGAATGTTGACCGGCTGAAGATGAAGCTGGCCGAACATGGGGCCGTTTTCATGACTACCGAACAGGCCGGGATCAGCCTTCCAAAACGGAACTGGATCAAGGTCAAAACCCGCCCTTCACCCCTTTATTGGAAGTTCTGGAATGATCGCTATATTGCGATTGACAGCGCCAACCTTGGTGAATTTGAACTGGATGCGGATTTCTACGGTTCCAATGCCCATTGTGAACGGGAATTGATCGGTGATACCAGTTTGACCCGCCGCCTTTACGCCCGTCAGCTTTGCGGCCTATATAACCCGGCCCGTTATGAAGCCTTCCGGGATTTGGTGAACAGCACGGAAGATCGTTTGATTGTGTTCTATAACTTCACTGAAGAAATGGAACGCCTGAAGGGGATTGCCAAGGGCCTGAACCGGCCTGTGTCTGTTCTTTCCGGTGAAGAAAAGAACTTGGATGCCTACCGCTACCAGCACAATAGCATTACCTTCATTCAGTATCAAGCCGGTGCAATGGGTGGCAATTTCCAGCTTGCCAACAAAATCATTTACTTCAGCCTTCCCCAAGGTTCGGAATTGTGGGAGCAATCCCAAAAGCGTATTCACCGCCTTGGGCAAGAACGGCCCTGTTTTTATTACCTGATGATCTGTCCGGGAACGGTTGAAGAAGATATTCTTTCTACTTTGGAAATGAGAAAGGACTATACCGATGAACTATTCAGAAAGTATGAGCAAGCGGCAACAGCGCCGCAAAGCCCTTAACCAGCGGTTCAGGCAGATGTTCCTTGTGGCCCTTCTGATGGGCCTTGCAATGGGGTTTATATTTGGGCGCTGTTCTGCTGTCAACAGCAAGGCCCCGGATGCCCCCATTGAACCGGATCAGCTTACCGCCGTGACCCCGGATGTGACCTTGGAGCCGGTGGAAACTCCGCTGGTGGAAGAACCCGCCGAACCTGAACCGGTGCTGTTGGGCAGTTTCAGAATTACCGCCTATTGTTCCTGTGAAAAGTGTTGCGGCGAATGGGCCAAGAACCGGCCCAACGGCATTGTGTATGGTGCCGCTGGTGTGGAACTGAAAGCCGGTGTTTCCTGTGCTTCCCCGCTTCCCTTGGGAACCGTGGTGGAAGTGGAAGGCTTGGGTGAATACATCGTTCAGGATCGCCCCGCCCAATGGGTGATTGACAAATACGGTGAAAACCAGATCGACATTTATTTTGACAACCATGAAGCCGCTTCCGCCTTTGGTCTGAAGCAGTTGAATGTTTATCTGAAAGGAGAACCAGAAAAATGATCAAATGTAACAACGAATGTCCTATGAAGAAGTTCAATGGGTGTTGTCATTTCTGCCCGGATCGTGGTTTCTGTGAATACTTTTGTTCCGAGGATCACAACACCTGTGGAGAAGCCACCTTCGATGAAGAAACGGCCCTTCAGGAGTTCAAGAACACCCAGCTTGCCACCCTGAACGCCATTGCTTCCCTGACCGCCCACAAGAAGGCCATTGAGGATCAGGAAAAGGAAATGAAGGCTAAGTTGTATGAAGCAATGGTGAAGTTCGGCGTGGATAAGTTTGAATCCGATGTTCTGAACCTTACCCTTGTGAAGCCCACCAATGCCACCAGCATTGATTCCGCCAAGCTGAAGAAGAAATACCCGGACATTGCTTCCGAGTGTTCCAAGACCACCGCCAAGGCCGGTTATGTGAAGATCACGCTGAAGGGTGGTGGGAATTGATGGTGAAAACGGAACAGGAATGGCGGGATGAAGTTAATGCTTTAAGGGCTGAAAACATGGAACTTCACAAAGCCCTTCAGGAAAAGAAAACTTCTGTAAATCTTGTGAATGTTCGATGGTTTGATGGGTATTTGGAAACCTTTGAAGCGTTGGAAATTCGGTTTGGAAATTCTTATCTATGGATGCGCCTGATTGATGGGCAGAATCGCCACATCCCCCTTCATCAGGTACGGTGGTTTTCATTGAGCAAGGAAAGCCATGCCGTGAAGGGTGAGGCTTCCTGATGGCCGGTGAAAAGAACTTTGAAAACCGCCTGAAGGACTGGTTGGAATCTGAAGGCATTTACCCATTGGGCCACCCTGAAGATAAAATGACCGTTCCGCCTTGTGGTTTCTATGAAAAGCGTTGGGGTGGAAGCCGGTATGTGAAAAGCGGCCTTCCCGATATGCGGATCACCGTGAAGGGCATTGCCCTTGAAGTGGAGCTGAAGGCCACCGATGGAACCCCATCTGTGCTTCAGAAGCGTAATTTGGCCCAAATCAACGGTTCACAGGGGTTCGGGTTCATCCTTTACCCGGAAGGCTTTGAAGCCTTCAAGACTATTGTGAAAGGGGTGAAACAATGCGAGTTTCCCACAGCCGGGTTGAAGTCTTTGATAGATGCCCATACAAATACCGCTTGCGATATGTGGAAGGGATAGACACGATCCCGAACACGGACGCAGACAACGCCCTGATCCTTGGCACCGCCCTTCACACCGGCATTGAAGAAGGGGTTGAACAAGCCCTTGACTTCTACAAGAACAGCTTCCCGGTTCTGACGGATGATCACATTCATGAAATGATGAAGTTGGAAGCCATGATCCCCAAGGCAAAGGCCATGTTGCCACCGGGCGGAACCTTTGAACTTCCAATCGGGAACGCTGATTTCATCGGCTTTATGGATTATCTGCTTCCCGTGGGGAAGGGCCTGAAGCTGGATGGCCTGATCACTGGTGAAGATTTGAATGAATTTGAAGCGTTTGATCTGTACGATTTCAAGTATTCCAACAACGCCAAGAACTACGCCGTTTCCGGTCAGCTTCACGAATACAAGTATTGGTATGAACTGACCCATCCCGGCCACCGGATCAGGAATATGTATTTCCTGATTGTTCCCAAGCCCAAGATCAGGCAGAAAAGCACCGAAACCCTTTCCCAATTCCGTGACCGCTTGCAAGCGGCCTTGAAAGATGCTGAACCAACGCTGATGCCGGTTCAGTACAACCCCATGAAGATTGTGGACTTCCTGACCGATGTGAAACACATGGTTGAAGCCACAGACTTTCCCAAGAACCCAAACCATTTTTGTGGATGGTGTGAGTATGAAGAATATTGTCAGAAAGGATGGGATTATATGTTACTTCCCAAGAATGAACGCCGTGATCTGAACGCCACCAAGAAGAAGGTTGTGTGGCTTTACGGCGCACCCTTCAGCGGCAAAACCTTCTTTGCCAATCAGTTCCCCGATCCCCTGATGTTGAACACGGATGGCAACATCAAGTTTGTGGATGCCCCCTATATCGCCATTCGTGACACCGTTACGGTGGAAGGCCGTATCACCAAGCGCAAGTTGGCCTATGAAGTGTTCATGGATGCCGTGGCCGAACTGGAAAAGAAACAGAACGATTTCCGAACCATCGTGGTTGACCTTCTGGAAGATGTTTATGAATCGTGCCGGGTTTACATCTGTGACCGTCAGGGCTGGAAGCATGAATCTGATGATTCCTTCCGTGCGTGGGATATGGTCAGAAGCGAGTTCCTGAACACCCTGAAGCGGCTTGTGAATCTGGACTATGAAAACATCATCCTGATCAGCCATGAGGACAGAAGCCGTGACCTGACCCGCAAGGGCGGCGATAAGATCAGTTCCATCAAGCCGAACCTTCAGGATAAGGTGGCAAACAAGGTGGCCGGTATGGTTGATCTGGTGGCCCGTATCGTGGCGGACGATGATGAACGGGTGCTGTCTTTCAAGACTTCTGAAGTGATCTTCGGCGGTGGCCGTTTGACTGTCCGTGATAAGGAAATCCCGCTGACCTATGATGCTTTCTGTGAAGTCTACGAGGAAGCCAACCAGAAGGCCGCAGGAGCCGTGAAGCGTGGCGGCAATACCCCGGCTACCCCCGCACCTGAAACCACCGACACGCCCACCACAGCGCCCAGCAGAAGGGGCAGAAAGGCCAAGACTGCAACCCCGCCCCCGGCTGACAACTATGATCCGGTTGAAGATGCGGCAAAGGCGGCTTGTGGTGATTCCGATACCGTTGCTGAACCGGCCACCGGTGACACCCCGCCTTGGGATAATCTTCCCAAATGCCCGGATGGTGAACGCATTTTCAGACAGCACGATCAGAACCCGGAAATCCCCCTTTGTCCGCTGTGGGATCGCCCCAAGGCACAGGCAGAGGAACCCGCACCCAAGACGGATGCTAACCCGCCCCGCCGTACCCGGAAGAAGCGTGAAGAATAATGGCTGATGTGCTGATGATTGCCGGGAAGCCTGAAACCATCTTCAAGGCCCGTGATTTTGAATATCTGGTTGAAAAATACATGGGCTATGAAGCGGCCAAGTATTTCCGGGAATACGCTGAAAAAGCTGATGAAGAAGTCAGATCGGCCAAGGCCGGCGAAAACACAGACCTTGCTTCCTATGAAGCTGACCTTGAAAGCAATCACAGAGCCTTTCAGGACATTCAGACGGAAGCCGCAGTTATCACGGGTGTTCTTCAAGAAAAACGGATAAACCGTGAGAAGATCGCCCATGCAATCAGGGAAATTGGAAAAATTCTTTCCAACCAAATATAAAAACAACATTTTTGGAGGTAAAAACTATGGCTATTGATTTTGACAAGATTGATCGTTCTGTTGATCTGAAGGGCCTTCAGGCTGATGTGGAGGATGCCAAGAAGAACGGCGGCGGGGATTTCCCCACCATTCCCGCTGGCAAGTATGAAGTGAAGCTGGAAAGCATGGAGATCAAAGGCACCAAGGCCGATCCCAACCGCCCCATGCTGGCCGTGTCCTTCAAAATCCTGTCCGGTGAGTTCAAGAACCAGCGCCTTTTCATGAACCGTGTCCTTTACGGCACCAAGAATGACAAGAACATGATCGCTTCCGCTATGGGCTTCCTTGAAAAGCTGGATTCTGGTGTTCCTATCAGCTTCACCAGCTACAAGCAGTTTGCCCAGCTTGTTCTTGATGTGGCGGAAGCTATTGATGGAACCTTGGAATATGCGGTGGACTATGATGATTCCCGCTTCAATTCCATCACTGTTGAGGAGGTTTTTGAGGTTGAAAACTGACCGCAGATTTTTTATAATCAAATCGAGCACAAATAGTGCTTGATGCGGTTTTGAACCTTAACTTTCAAGCACAACCTGTGGGGCTTCGGCCCCACAATGGCCCCAAGTGAAAGCCTTCCCGTGGCGGGGCTGATAAGGCGGCAACGCTGACCGATTTCACAAAAGCTGAAAGGATGTGAGTTGATGATCTTCTATGATTTTGAGGTTTTCCGGTATGACTGGTTGGTTGTCCTGATCGACCTGAACGCCCGGAAAGAAACCGTGATTATCAATGATCCCGACAAGCTGAAACGCTTCTATGAGGAACACAAGGGTGTGATTTGGGCCGGTTACAATTCCCGGAACTATGATCAGTACATCCTGAAGGCCATTCTGTGTGGGTTTGATCCAAAGCCTGTGAATGATTGGATCATTGCAGAGGATAAACCCGGTTACAGATATTCAAGCCTGTTCAGGGAATACCCGCTGATCAATTATGATGTGATGCCGAACCCGCCAATCAGCCTGAAGGCGCTGGAAGCGTTCATGGGCCATTCCATAAAAGAAACTTCTGTTCCCTTCGACATTGACCGGCCTTTGACTGAAGCAGAGTTGGCCGAAACGGTCAAGTATTGCCGCCATGATGTGGAACAGACGGTGGAAGTGTGGTTAAGGCGGAAGGAAGATGAATTTGATGCCCAAATGTCACTTGTGAAGGCGTTCCACCTTCCCATTTCAGACATTGGCCGCACCAAGGCCCAGCTTTCCGCCAAAATCCTTGGAGCCGTTCAGCGGGAACACAATGATGAATTTGAAATTGAGTTCCCGCCCAGCTTGCGGATCGAAAAATACACGGAAGTTCTGAACTGGTACAAAAACCCCCTGAACCGTGACTATTCCAAAACCCTTGAACTGGATGTGGCCGGGGTTCCCCATGTGTTCGCTTGGGGTGGCCTTCATGGGGCCATTCCCAAATATCACGGGGAAGGCTGGTTCGTCAATGTGGATGTGGCTTCCTATTACCCATCTTTGATGCTGGTTTATAAGTGGCTTTCCCGCAATGTTCACGATCCTTCCAAGTATGCGGAAATCTACCACACCCGCCTGAAGCTGAAGGCAGAGAAGAACCCCATGCAACAGCCTTATAAAATCGTTCTGAACAGCACCTATGGCGCTATGAAAGATAAGCACAACGCCATGTATGACCCCCGGCAAGCCAACAATGTTTGTGTGGGCGGTCAGCTTCTTCTTCTGGATTTGATTGAACGGCTGGAAGATCATTGTGAAATTATCCAGAGCAACACGGATGGTATTTTGGTCAAACTTCGCCGGTATGAAGATTTTGAAATGCTGGACGATCTGTGTTGGGAATGGGAGCAAAGAACCGGGATGCGCCTTGAATTTGATGAATTTCAAAAGGTGTATCAGAAGGATGTGAACAATTACATCATTGTTCCTTCCGGGCCGCTTCGTGACGAAAAAGGGAAACCCCGCTGGAAGTGCAAGGGTGCCTATGTCAAAAAACTGTCCGATCTGGATTATGACCTTCCCATTGTCAACCGGGCCATTGTGAACTATTTCCTTCAGGGGATCAGCCCGGAAACAACCATCATGGAATGTTCCGATCTTCGGGATTTTCAGAAGGTGGTGAAGGTGTCCAGCAAGTACAAATACGCCCTTTATTCCCCGGTGATTACGGAAGCCAAGATCAGGGATGAAAAAGGCCGTTCCAAGAAAATCACCCGCTTCAGCGGCGGTGAGGTTCAGACGGATAAAACCTTCCGGGTGTTCGCTTCCAAGGATCAGAGCAAGGGCGGAATCTTCAAGGTTTCCGGGAAAATCGTCAAGGGCCGGGAAAAGAACCCTGAAAAGTTCGGCAACACCCCGGATCATTGTTTCTTCATCAATGATGATGTGACCAATCTTCCTATCCCGGATGAACTGGACAAGCAATATTACATTGATGTTGCTTGGGATCGGTTGAAAGATTTCGGGGTGGAACGATGAACAATAAAACCTTTCGGGGGGGGGGAGCGTTGAAGCATGGAACTGTTTAGGGGCTATGTGCCTACCAGAAATAAACAATGCCTTGAAAAGTTCAAAGGCGTTGAAAAACTGAAAACCCGTTCTGAAGTCCAAGACCTTGATGAATACGCCGGTATTCTTGGGGAAGAAACCATTCTGATTGATGTGGACGATGCGGAAACATCTGAACTTTTGTTCAGAATTGTTCAGGATTTAGAACTGAAGTGCAGAGTGTACGCCACCACACGGGGAAAACACTTCTTGTTCAAGAACTGTGGTGTTAAAAAAAGCTGGACGAAATGCACCTTGGCCGTGGGTATCACCACGGATGGAAAGGTTGGAGCCAATAACAGCTATGAAATCTTGAAGTCCGGTGGCGTGGAACGGCCCATTCTGTATGACTTCCCTGAAGGGGAGATTCAGGAACTTCCCAAGTGGCTGACCCCGGTGAAAAGCAACTATGATTTCCCGAACCTTGGTGAAGGTGATGGGCGGAACCAAACCCTGTTCAACTACATTCTGACCCTTCAGAGTGACGATTTTACCAAGGAAGAAGCCCGTGAATGTATCAGGCTGATTAACCGTTATGTGCTGAAGAAGCCCCTTTCCGACAAGGAACTTGATGTGATCCTTCGGGATGATGCCTTCAAGAAAACATCCTTCTTCCGGGATAAAACCTTCCTGTTTGATAAGTTCGCCACCTACCTGAAGAACAACAACCATATTGTGAAGATCAATAACCAGCTTCACATTTATAAGGATGGTATCTATGTTTCCGGTGCCGGTGAGATTGAAGGGGCCATGATCAAGCTGATCAGCAACCTGAAACGGGCGTGGCGTTCGGAAGTCCTGTCCTATCTGGAAATCATGATTGAGGAAAACACCAAGGCCACCAACCCGAATATCATTGCTTTCAGCAACGGCCTTTACAATATCCGGGATGGTTCCTTCAAAGAGTTCACCCCGGATGTGGTCATTACAAACAAAATCCCGTGGCCGTACAACCCCGCCGCCCATGATGATCTGTTGGATCATACCCTGAACCGGCTGGCCTGTGATGATCCTGAAGTCCGGGCCTTGCTGGAAGAAATGGTGGGCTATTGTATGTACCGCCGCAATGAACTTGGCAAAGCCTTCATCCTGATTGGCGATAAGAGCAACGGCAAATCCACCTTCCTTCATGTGGTGAAGAACCTTCTTGGGGATCAGAACATTGCTTCCCTTGACCTGAAGGAATTGGGCGATAGGTTCAAAACCGCTGAACTGTTCGGCAAGCTGGCGAACATCGGTGATGATATTGGTGATGAATTTATTGCCAATGCTTCCGTGTTCAAGAAGCTGGTCACGGGTGATCGGGTGAATGTGGAGCGCAAAGGCCAAGATCCTTTTGAGTTCAACAATTATTCCAAGTTCCTGTTCAGCGCCAACAATATCCCCCGTATCAAGGACAAAACCGGAGCCGTTCAGCGGCGTTTGGTGATTGTTCCCTTCGATGCCAAGTTCACCCCCAATGATGCTGACTTCCGCCCGTTCATCAAGGATGAACTGTGTGAACAGGATTCTATGGAATATCTGGCCTTGCTTGGCCTTCAGGGGTTGAAGCGGGTTCTTGGGAACGCACAGTTCACCACTTCCAGCAGAGTTCAGGGGCAGTTGGACGAATATGAGGAAAACAACAACCCCATTATTGGGTTCATCAATGAAGTGGGCCTTGACGGGATTGAAAATGAAGCCACCGATTCCGTGTATCGCCGGTATAAGGAATATTGCATTGCAAACAACTTCCAAGCCCTTTCCAAGATTGAGTTTTCCCGGCAGATCACAAAACGCTGTGGCTTCACAACGGTTCCAAAGTGGATCAGAAACCGGAAAACCCGTGTATTTGTGAAAGGCGGTGACACAGAATGAGTGGTTCCAAGAAGGTGTTCACCACATTAGGCAGTTCCAATCATGTTCCTGAAGAACGAGAAGCATTTGATTACTACGCCACCGATCCACGGGCCGTGGAAATGCTTCTGGAACTGGAACAGTTTTCCCCGGTCATTTGGGAACCGGCCTGTGGGGAAGGCCATATTTCCAAGGTGCTTCAGGCCCACGGTTATGAAGTCATTTCAACCGATTTGATTTACCGGGGCTTCGGTGATCCTGAACCGCTGGATTTCCTGAAGGAAACGCTGGACGATTTTGAAGGCGATATAATCACAAACCCGCCGTATTCAATGGGGCTTGAATTTGTTCAAAGGGCGCTTGAAAGCGTCCGCCCCGGTGGGAAAGTGGCTATGTTCCTGAAGGTTCAGTTTTTGGAGGGGCAAAAACGGGGTGAGTTCTTCAGACATACCCCCCCCCGAAAGGTTTATATCAGCCGTTCCCGGCTGGCCTGTTATAAAAACGGTGATATGACCGGGAAACCGGAAAGCGCCATTGCCTATGCGTGGTATGTGTGGGAAAAGGGCTTCACCGGTGATCCGGTGATCAAATGGTTCAACTGAAAGGACGGTGCTGAATGGCCCACAAATATTCCAAGTTCAAGAACAAAAACATTCCCTATGCCAAGGTTGGGCGGCGAGTGTTCAATAGTCTGTTTGATGCAGAAACCTTTTGCACCGAACACGGCCTTGATGTCAATTTAGCTATTGAATATCGGGATGATCCTGAATTGAAAAATAACATTCAAACAATCGCCCAATACCAGAAGGCCATTCTTCAGGAATGTTTAGACCGGCTGAAGGCCCGTGCTGAAGCCTTGGTTCAAGAAATCAACCGGTGTAATGCTGATTTGGAAAAGTGCCACCCGCTGGATCGTGGTTTCTTGACGGATCGGCGGAATGAAGCCATTGCAAAACATACGGGTACGATGGAAGCCCGTGAGATTGTGGCCGGATTGAAAAATAATTTAGAAAGGTTGACTGGTTGGCATGATTAAAGACAGCGGTGAACGCACCGAGTTTGGAACCGGCGCTGTTCGTGATATGCACAGCGGCAAAGGCCGCATGGATTTACTTCCGTGGGAAGCCTTGGTGGAGGTTTCCAAGCATTGTGAAGAAGGGGCCTTGAAGTATGGTGAACGGAACTGTGAAAAGGGTATTCCCATTCACAGCCTGATTGATTCAGCCTTCCGCCACCTTGCCAAATACATGATGGGGATGGACGATGAACCCCACCTTCGGGCGGCTTGCTGGAATTGCCTGTTCGCCCTTTACATGGAGATCAAGCACCCGGAACTTCAGGACATACCCACACGAATGAAAGAAGGCCAATGATGGAGTATAAACACAAGATAGGTTGGCTTGATCCAAGTGGAACTATGATTGAATGTGGTCATTCTGATCATATTGCAACAGCAAGAACTTTGGTCAATCTTTACCACTACCAAAACCCAGACCATTTACCGGAAGATGATGTGCTATTGAAACACGGATGGGTTCATGTTACCGTGTCACTTCTTGGAAATCGTGAATGGTGTATTTGGTGGGAAAATAGGTTGACTGATTATCAAAAAAATTATCTTCGCCCTTATTTTGAAGAAAGTGAAATTCAGCCTTCTTTCGGAAGCTTATGTAAATGGGAATCTGAAATGTGAAAGGATGCAGAACAATGAAAATTATCAAACCTGATGTGCAGTTCATCACCCCGATTGATGGGGCCACCATTCTGAAGCGGTTGGAACAATGTGGCCGTGTCTGCTACAAGTCCGAGGACAAAATCACGGAAGGTTCCGCTGAAAAGTTCATTGCCGGGATCATCAAGCGAGGGCATGAAGCGGTTCTGGAACATTGTTCCTTTACGGTGAAGTTCATTTGTGATCGTGGGGTTTCCCATGAAATTGTTCGGCACCGGATGGCTTCTTACTGTCAGGAATCCACCCGGTATTGCAATTATGGCAAGGGAAAGTTCGGTGAAGAAATCACCGTGATCAAGCCTTGTTTTTGGGATGAAAACACCTTGGGCGAGAAGGTGAAAATGGATTGTTGGAAAATTGCCATGCGGGATGCTGAAGATGCCTATTTTGCCTTGCTGGATGAAGGCTGTTCCCCGCAAGAAGCCCGTTCTGTTCTGCCTAACAGCCTGAAAACGGAAGTGGTCATGACGGCCAACATTCGTGAATGGCGGCATTTCCTGAAGTTGCGCTGTTCACCCGCCGCACATCCGCAGATGCGGGAAGTGGCCTTGATCCTGTTGGACAAGGTTCATTGGCTGATTCCGGTATGCTTCGATGATATTTGGAGTGAATACCATGCCGATGTTTAAGAAGTCCGGTGGTAAAATCTTCGCCGTTCAGTTCAACAAAGCTGAAGAACGGGCCTTGGATCAGGAAATCAAGAAACAGATTGTGGAAAATGATCGGGCCTTTGACATGGACAAAGAATCATCCATCCTGTGGATGCTTCACACCCAATTTGGCTTTGGCCCAAAGCGCCTGAAGCTGGCGTGGAAGCTGTTCTATGCCGAAACCTTGAAGCTACGGGAATATTACCTGATGGAACAAGTCGATGATGGGTGGTTGGCCCGTAAAAAGCTGAAGGACATTGGGTGTGACATTGAAGAATGGTACAGAGAAGAAGGAGGGAAAACCGATGCCTAAACCTTGGGAAAATGCTGAAGGGTATCACGATCCGACAGCCTACCACGGCACAAAGAACATCATCCGTGACGAGGATGAACAGCAGAAGCGGGTGAACACCCTGATCTTCGTCCTGAAGTACATCACCCGTTTGGCGGGGTTTGAACTTCTGAACCGTATTGAAATCAAAGACCGTAAGACCGGGAGGGAATACAAATGATCAATAAGCCTTGCCCTTTCTGTGGCGGGGAACCCTTTTTCATGGATAATGATGGGTGGTGTTGGGTTCGTTGCAGAAAATGTGGGGTTGAAACACCCGGATCAGATATAAAAGAAATAGCGGAAAATCAATGGAATAGGCGGGTGAAACACCGATGAAGAAAATGCTGGTGGTGCTGACCCTTGTGCTGTTGCTTATGGCCGTGGCCGAGTATTTCAGCATTGATCCTGTTTGGTTCCTGATCGTCTGGTATCTTTCGGACAATATTTCCGCCTGAACAGGTGCTTCTTCAGTAGGGGTTGGAACAGCGTGTGGAACAGGTATGGAATAGATGTTTTTTCTATATCTGTTCCGCACGAAAACCCTTGATTTTCAAGACTTTTTCAGTTGTTTTCAGAGAACGGAACAGATGGAACAGATATAAATATACTTTCTTCTTATAAAGAAAAAAATATATAAGAAATGTGTATATAAGAAACTGCCCGTTTTATCTGTTCCATGCGTTCCAAACCCTTGAAACCCTTTGATTTTTCGGCATTTATCCACGGTACAGATGCAATGAAAACGGAACAGACTACCACAGAAAGGATGTGTTACATAGTGAATGACAAAGACCTTTCCCAACAGGCCAAAGAATACTTTGCCCAAATCAGGAAAACGGATCGTTTGATCAATCGGCTTGATAGCACCATTGCAACCTTGCGTTCCAGCTTGACTTCTACCGGAAGCCAACTGAAGCAGGACAAGGTTCAGACTTCAGGCCCCAAGAATACCCTTGAAGAAACCATCACCAAGATCATTGACCTTGAAGCCAAGATCAATGCCCGGATTGATGAACTTGTGAGCATGAAACAGGAAGCGTTCACCATGATCAACCGGATTCCTGACCTTGATCAGCAAAATATTCTGATCGGGCGCTATATTCAGTTGAAAAAATGGGAAGATATTTCTGAAGAACTGAATTATTCTATGCAATGGGTTTTTGAACTTCACGGAAAGGGTTTACTTGCTTTTGCCAAGGCAAACAGCGACTTTCTAAACAACCGAGAAAACCAGAGTGCCACCGGTTCCAAACAGAGTAAAGAATCGGTAGAATAGTAAATAAGAAATTGCGCCTACGGGAAACCGGGGCGCTTTTTCTATGCCTGATGAAAGGGGTGAATACCTGTGACACCAAGACAGCGGAAGTTCTGTGATGAATACCTGATCAGCGGCAACGCTACGGATGCGGCAATCAAGGCGGGGTATTCGCCCAAGACCGCAAAACAGACGGGTTCTGAAAACCTTGCAAAACCTGACTTGAAAGCGTACATCGAAACCGAACTTGAAAAACTTCATTCGGCTAAGATCGCTGATGCTGAAGAAGTCATGAAATACCTGACTTCGGTAATGCGGGGGGAACATACTGAAGAAATCCCGATCCTGTGCGGTGACGGTTGCCAAGAGTTGACGCAGAAAGAGGTTGGAGCCAAGGAAAGGCTGAAGGCCGCTGAACTGATCGGCAAGCGTTATGGTATGTTCACGGACAAGGTAGGTGTGGAAGGGGCCATTCCGGTGATTATCACGGGGGATGATCAACTTGAAGATTAGCCCACAGGCCAAGCGGGTTCACCTTCCTGAAGTGGTTGGCAAGGGTTACGGAACCTTCTGGAACTTCAAAGGCCGTTACCGGGTGTGTAAGGGAAGCCGTGCTTCCAAGAAATCCAAGACAACGGCCCTGAACATCATCAAACGGATGATGCAATACCCGGAAGCCAATACCCTTGTGGTTCGCAAGGTGTTCAGAACCTTAAAAGATTCCTGTTTCACCGAACTGAAATGGGCAATCAACCGCCTTGGGGTTTCAGCCTATTGGGAAATCAAGGAAAGCCCCCTTGAAATGACTTACCTTCCCACCGGTCAGAAGATTTACTTCCGGGGCCTTGATGATCCCCTGAAGGTCACTTCAATTACGGTTGAAATAGGGTTTTTGTGCTGGTGCTGGATTGAAGAAGCATACGAAATCATGAATGAAGCTGATTTTGATATGCTGGATGAATCCATCCGTGGTGCTATCCCGGAAGAAACCGGCCTGTTTAAGCAAATCACGCTGACATTCAACCCGTGGAACGAAAAGCATTGGATCAGGAAACGCTTCTTCGGGGAGATCACCGGCAAGGATGCCCAAGGGAACCCCACATACAAGTTTCATGATAGCTGGATCAGCCCGGATGGGCAGATTTACGCCACAACCACCAATTACCTGTGTAATGAATGGCTGGACACGGCGGATTTGAAGGTGTTCAACACCATGAAGGAAAACAACCCCCGCCGCTACAAGGTGGCTGGCCTTGGGGGTTGGGGCATTGTGGATGGCCTGATTTTCGATAATTGGCGGGAAGAAGCCTTTGATTATCTGGCTATTTCCAAGAAGCCTGATGTGAAAAGCGCCTTCGGCCTTGACTTCGGTTATACCAACGATCCCACGGCCCTATTCTGTGGGCTGGTGAGTGAGAAGGAAAGAACCATTTGGGTTTTTGATGAACTGTATGAAAAGGCCCTGACGAACCGGGCAATCTGTGACCGGATTACCGGCATGGGCTACGGCAAGGAACGGATCAAGGCCGATTGTGCCGAACCCAAGAGCATTGATGAATTGCGGGATGCTGGCCTTCATCGTATCAGAGCCGCCCGGAAGGGCAAGGACAGCGTGAACAACGGAATCCAGTACATTCAGGGTTACACCATCATTGTTCATCCCCGATGCGTGAACTTCATCACAGAGATTTCAAACTACACATGGGCAGAAGATAAGTTCGGGGCTAAGATCAATGTTCCCATTGACGATTTCAACCACCTTATGGACGCTATGCGTTACGGGCTGGAAGATATGTTGGTTGGCCCCGCCTTCAGCTTCGACTAATAACATGATAGTAACAAAACACACGAAAAACGCACGGTTTCCGTGTGTTTGCGTTTATTAAGCAATGAAGAAAGGCGGTGAAAGCCCGTGTTTGAACAGAAGTACATTCTGAACAAGATTGAACAATGGGCTGAACGCCTTCCATATAAAACTTTGAAGATTGAAGTGGAACTTCCCAATCAGTCTTTGGTTTTAGAGAAAACCCGAAACAGGCCGGTGGGTTTTGCCCCCCCCCCGATGGTGAAAGGAAAGGGTGATTGAATATGTTTCTGGATAACGCATGGAGCGTATCAACCGCCTGATCCTTCAGGGTGGGCGAACCGGCATGACTGAAAATCAGTTCTTTGCCGCTGAAATCAAGGAATGGAAGAATAGTCAGCGCCGCAAGGATCAGGTCATGGGTGATCTGTACTATGAAGGACAGCATGACATTCTTCAGCGTCAGCGCACAATCATTGGCGAAAATGGTCAGCTTCAGGTTGTGACGAACCTTCCGAATAACCGCCTGATTGATAACCAATATGCCCTGATGGTGGATCAGAAAACCAACTACCTTGTGGGCAAGCCCTTCACCCTGAACTGTCAGGATAAGGGTTACACGGACGCTTTGGGCAAGGTTTTCAACAAACGGTTTTACCGGCTTCTGAAATATGTCTGTGAAGATGCCTTGAATGGTGGCCTTGGCTGGATTTATCCTTACTACAATGAAGCTGGTGAATTGTCCTTCAAGCATTTCCCGGCCTATGACATTCTTCCTTTTTGGGCTGACGATGATCACACCATCCTTGATTGTGCGATTCGTTACTACACCCAAGAAGTGTGGAACGGCTACCAGAAGGAAAAGGTGGAGAAGGTGGAAATCTTCAAAGCCGATGGCATTTACCGGTATATCTATCAAAATGATATGCTGATTGCCGATGTGGAAGCCGGTGAACACGAAAACTATTTCATGGTTGAGGAAGAAGGCCAAGAACCCAAGGGGTTCAACTGGACAAGGATTCCGCTGGTCCCCTTCAAGTATAACAAACAGGAAATCCCCCTGATCCGCCGTGTGAAAACCCTTCAGGACGGAATCAACACCATGATTTCCGACTTTGAAAACAATATGCAAGAGGACGCACGGAACACCATTCTGGTTCTGAAGAACTATGACGGTGAAAACCTTGGCGAGTTCCGCCACAACCTTTCCACCTATGGAGCCGTGAAGGTTCGTGAGGATGGCGGGGTTGAAACCCTTCAGGTTGAAATCAATGCAGAGAACTACAAGGGCATTTTGGAACTTTTGAAGAAGTCCTTGATTGAAAATGCCCGTGGTTACGATGCCAAGGATGATCGTTTGAGTGGCAACCCCAATCAAATGAACATTCAATCCATGTATTCTGACATTGACCTTGACGCAAACGGCATGGAAACCGAGTTCCAAGCGGCCTTTGAAGAACTGTTGTGGTTCATCAATCAGGATTTCAGCAACAGGGGCTTGGGCGATTATGAAGGCGCTGAACTTCAGATCGTGTTCAACCGTGACATTCTAATCAATGAAACGGAATCCATTGAAAACTGTTCCAAGTCCGTTGGTATTCTGTCCACGGAAACCATTGTGGAACAGCACCCGTGGGTTACGGATGTTGAAGTGGAGCTGGCCCGGTTGCATAAGGAAAAGGATGAAGCAATGGAACAAGCACAGGAATACGCCGGGGCCTTCCAGACCGGCAACCCAAACCAAGGTGATAATGGTGGGGGCGAATAACCCCCGCCGTTTCACAATATATGCCGGGGCAGACATTGAGTGTGGCGGGGTGCTATTACTCCTACCCGCCAAAGGGTGAAATTCCCTTCCCCGGCCCATCATGGCCCGTTAGTCAAGTGGTTAAGACACCGCCCTTTCACGGCGGTAACGCCGGTTCGATCCCGGCACGGGCTACCAAGGCCACAAAGGAAGGAACCAAAATTCAGCAAGGCGCAAGCCCCTATGAAGAAACAGCGTGGCCTAATAAGCTGAAGTGGATGGAATAGGCAGACACGGCGGATTCAAAATCCGTTGCCGCAAGGCGTGTGGGTTCAAATCCCACCTTCAGCACCATTTTTCAGGATTGGAGGAACCGCCCATGAGAAATGCTGACTATTGGCGTGGACGGTTTTCCATCTTGGAGGACAGCGCCCACCGAGAAGCCCAGCGAACCATTCAGGACATGGAAGAATTGTATTTGGATGCACAGCGTTCCGTTCAGAAGGAAATTGAAAGCTGGTATGCCCGTTTTGCGGTGAACAACCAAATCAGCCTGACCGATGCCCGGAAATGGCTGACCGCTGGACAGCTTGAAGAATTTCATTGGAGCGTTGAACAGTATATCAAGATCGGTGAACAGGCCGGGTTGGATGCGGCATGGCTGAAGAAGCTGGAAAATGCGTCCGCCCGGTTCCACATTTCCCGCCTTGAAGCTGTTCAGACAGGTATTCAGCAACAGCTTGAATTGCTGTATGGCAATCAGGTTGATAGTCTGGATGCCCTGTTGAAGAAAGTTGTGGGCAATGGCTACACCCACACGGCCTTTGAGGTTCAGAAGGGCGTTGGCCTTGGTTGGGATATTACCGGGCTGGATCAGAAGAAACTTGAAACATTGATTTCAAAGCCTTGGACAACGGACGGGCGAACCTTTAGTGATCGTATTTGGTTCAAGAAACAAGAACTGGTCGATAGCCTTCAAAAAGAATTGGTTCAGGGCCTTCTTCGTGGTGACAGTCCCCAAAAAATCACCGATGCCATTCAGAAGAAGTTCAAAGTTTCCCGGTATCAGGCCGCAAGGCTTGTAAATACAGAAACAAGCTATTTCAACGCCCTTGCCGCAAAAGAAACCTATAAGGAATTGGGCGTGAAGAATGTAGAGATTTTGGAAACGCTGGATTCCATCACCTGTGCGTTTTGTGCAAGTATGGATCGAAAAGTGGTTCCCATGTCGGAGTTTCAACCGGGTGTTACCGTTCCCCCGTTTCATCCACATTGCCGAGGAACTACGGTTCCCGCCATTGATGAAAAATATATGGGTGAAAGAGCCGCAAGGGATCAGGATGGAAAAGTTTACTATGTCCCCGGTAATATGAGTTATTCCGAATGGAAGAAAACTTTTGTGGACAACGGTTCCAAAGATGGGTTGACCCTTGCAACCATCGGGAGTATAATTAAAAATACAGTTTCGATGGTAAAAAGCGAGGGTTCCAATGTGCAGACGGTAGGCCGCATTGATATAGAAAAATACCGTTGCATTACGGACGAGATCGCCACCGATGAAGTGATTATCACCCCGGAACGGATTCAGCATATTGAAGAACGCCACCCCGGAGATTACGAACAGTTCGTTAAGTATGTTGCGGATATTCTGGAAAACCCGGATTACATCTTGGAAGCAAACAAGCCTAATACCGGTGTGATTCTGAAAGAAATTGAAGAAAATGGCGAAAAGTTCAAAGTGATTCTACGGGTAAAGGTAGAGAGTGACCCCGCTGAATATCGAAACTCCATCTTGTCCTTCTGGCAAATTGGTGAAACCACATGGAAGAAGAATGTGAAGAACAAGAAAATCCTTTACAAGCGGGAATAATACTGCTATACTTTAGATAGGATAAGAACGGGCTTTGAGGTGGAAAAAGCGTTCCCATACGCCACACGCCTTTTGGTAGTGGGCAAAAGAGATGCCGGGAGTGACGCTCCGGTCAAAGTCCAATCTTCAAGGGAACAGGTGAAAACCTGTTCCCTTCTTCTATGTGCTGAAAAAAATTGAAAAACCCTCTTGACTTTTCTGTTGCTACAATATATAATTGTTGTGGCAACAGAAAAGAAGGTGAATAAATGGTTGCTAAAAAAGGCCGTCCTGTTTCAGAGAACCCCAAAGATTATATGCTTCGGGTGAGGATGGATGAACAGACTTTGCAACAGCTTGATGAATGTTGTGAAGCTGAAAATCTTTCTCGATCTGAAGTAGTAAGGAAGGGGATTCAGGAACAGCATAGCAAACTAAAGAAATAGGGTGTCGGCTACCCGCTAAAGTACACCAACACCCTAAACCACCAGAGGTTTCCCAACTGGATAAATCCATTCT